CGAAGTAAGTGGCCTTGGCACTGGAGTATCAGATTCGATTCCCGCAAGGTTATCGGATGGTGAATTTGTTTTCACCAAGAAAGCCACCGATCAAATGGGTGCGGATCAGCTACAAACTATGATGGACGATGCTGAGAAAGCCTCTGATGGTGGTTTATTAAAGAAAGCATTTGGAGGTCTAACTAACGAACCCGAAATGGAGTCGTATGATAGTGAAGAAGAGGTTAAGAAACAAATGATCTCTGCTAACCAAATGCCAAGTATACGATAAAGCCACTTCAGTTCGCTGAACCCTTTATCATTTTTTTTACCTAGAGGCCACCTTGAAGTATCAAGACCCTATATTACAAACGCGAGTAGTATAGCCACCTTGAAAGACTAGCAAGCCCCAAAAGGAGTGTGATCAATATGTCAAATGCAAACGAACAACTTGAAGAACCAACTGCGAATCCGTATAACTCTAAGAAGGCTTGGCACACGCCAGATGCCCCAAGTAGAGGTAAAGCAGATACGCTTTTCTTTGAAGAACCCTCACAGGCTACCCGTCAAGCGGCCCCTGAACAAGAAGAGGAAGCACCCAAAGGAAGAACTAATTATAAAAAACGATACGATGATCTAAAAAAACATTACGATCAGAAGATAGCATCTTTTAAGCAGAAAGAATTAGAGCTTACCGCGATGGCAACTGAAACGCAACCTGCGTATGCCCCGCCTAAGTCAACTGAAGACCTTGAAAACTTTAAAGAGCAGTATCCTGATCTATATGAAACAGTAGAAACTGTTGCACACTTACAGAGTGAACAACAAATGCAAGCTTTAAAAACCAAGATGTCTGTTCTTGAAGAACGAGAATTAAACATCCAACGTAAAGAAGCTGAGTCTACGCTACGTTCTCGACATCCTGATTTTGAGGATATACGCGGAGATGAAAAGTTTCACGAATGGGCTAAGGAACAACCTGAAGCAATTCAAGGTTGGATCTATGAAAACCCAGACAATGTTGCACTAGCGGTCAAAGCTATTGATCTTTATAAAATGGAAAATGGAATCAAGATTGGAAGTAAGCAGAAGGCAAAGAAATCACAAGCCCCCAAATCTTCAGCGGCAGATATGGTGTCCACACGGACAACACAAATAGATGCTAAAGAACCCAAGATTTGGTCACAACGGGAAATCGCTAAACTGTCTATGGCTCAATTTGATAAATACGAAAGTGATATTGACCAAGCTATAATGGAAGGCAGGATAGTAGATTAAATATAATTGTCTTTTTTTAGGAGTAACACACAATGGCTTATAATGCCTCAGACGCTCTATTTGAGCAAGGTACAGACACGAACGGTAACTTCGGTAACTCAGTATCGGGTCAAACTAACAGCTTCTTCATGCCCTCAATCTTTTCTAAGAAGGTTCTTAACTTCTTCCGAAAGGCTTCGGTAGCTGAAGCAATTACTAACACTGACTATGCGGGTGAAATCTCAGGTTTCGGTGACTCTGTAAAGATCATCAAAGAGCCAGAAATCACTGTATATACGTATGAGCGTGGTGCTGACGTAACTCAGACTAAACTGACTGACGTAGAAACAACCTTGATTGTAGATGTGGCTAACGCATTTAAATTCAAAGTTGATGATATTGAAACAGCTATGTCTCACGTAAATTTCAAAGAAGTTGCATCTTCATCTGCCGCTTACGCATTGCGTGACGCATTTGACGAAGGCGTAATTGCTAAGATTATTGCGGGAGTTTCAGCGGCAAGCCCTAACCACATCCTTGGTAGCGACAATGCTACTGACCTAGCCGCAGGAACTTTTGACGGCACTGGTAACTTGGATCTTGGTTTTGGTTCTAACGAGCATGACCCTCTTGATATAATGGCTCACATGGCGCGTCTACTTGACGAGCAAAGCATTCCAGAAGAAGGTCGTTGGTTCTTAGCTCCACCTAGTTTTTACGAGCAACTATCTCAGTCTAGCTCTAAGTTGATGTCTGTTGACTTCAATTCTGGTCAAGGTGGAATCCGCAATGGATTGGTATCTTCTGGAAAACTCCGTGGATTTGACATGTACAAGTCTAACAACATAGCCGCTCCTAGTAACGCGGCAGGTCAGATAGTATGTGGACACATTAGCTCTACTGCAACTGCACAGACCATTACAAGCACTGAAGTCCTTCGTGACCCAGATAGCTTTGGTGACATCTGTCGTGGACTGCACGTATACGGCGCTAAGGTTCTACGCCCAGAAGCATTAGTATCTGCGTTCTATGGTATTGACTAAGTAAGTAATTAGAGAAGGGGGTGTAAAAGCCCCCTGATCTTTAAGAGGACACTATGGCAATATTAGGAAGTAACTCAAAGCCTATAATGATGCAAGGCAAGAAGAAAGGAAAGAAACTAGGCGATACAGGAAGTTGGTATAAGCCTGAAAACAAAAAGAAATTTGACGATAACTGGGATGCTATCTTTAACAAACCAGACACTAAAACAGAATCAAAGGCGAAATAAGATATGGCAACAACTTACCTTGAACTAACTAATGAGCTTTTGCGTGAACTCAACGAAGTTGCCTTAACGTCAACAACTTTTGGAGCCGCACTAGGTGTACAGCAACATGTTAAAGACTCAGTAAATCGTGCTTACTTTGATATTATAACTCAAGAACCACAATGGCCTTTTCTATCTGTTGCAGAAAGCGGTGCAGTAGACCCCATGTACGGAAACGTGTACGTTGAAACAGTAGCAGGACAACGCTTCTTTGAGTTAAAACCTGCTAGTTCTAGCATTACAACTGACTATAGCTCTATAGATTGGGATAACTTTTATCTTACTACTGTAGGCGTAACAGATGAAGTAGCACCCTATGAAAGTCGTAACCTTCGGTTTTTAAGTACTGAAGAGTGGAAAGACTATCGCAGAGTCAGTGAAAACTTAGATGACGCAGACACACAACAATACGGCGTACCCAACGCTGTAATCAGAAGCCCAGACTCACGGAAGTTTGGACTCAGCCCTATCCCCGATAAGGTCTATCGCATTTGGTTTTATGCGTGGAACCTACCTACAAAATTATCAGCGCATGGAGACACTATAGTATTTCCAGATTTATATACTGGTGTTCTTCAAGCTAGAGCTAGATACTATATCTGGCAGTTTAAAGACAACCCTCAAGCGGCTTCGTTCGCACTAGATGACTACAAAAAAGGATTACGCAGTATGCGTTCTAACCTTATTGAGCCTTCGCCTTCTTATATTAAAGATGATCGGATGAGGTTCGTTTAATGGCCGCTTCACAACCCTTTGGTATCTCTTGCAGGGGTGGGTTAAATACCAACCTAAATCAGCTTGAGATGCTTGCTCAGCCCGGAGTTGCTACAGAGTTATTAAACTTTGAAGTAAACCCTGACGGCGGGTACAGGCGCGTAAACGGCTACACAGCTTTCGGCTCTGCGCGGCCTAACGGTGGCGCTACTATCCTTGGTCTTAATGTTTACGCAGACGGTGTAATTGTTTGTAGCAACACAGGAATTTTCTTTAGTGTTGATGGAGGAAGTTGGTTAGAAATTAACAAAGCAAGCGTAGCAAGCGGTGGAGATAATTACTCAACTTTTAGCGGGCGTAGCGCAGACGCTAGATCTGGACAAGCCCAAGTAACCTTTACAATCTTTGAAGGTAACACAGACTACGGGCAGATAATAATTACTGACGGAGTTAATAAGCCTTTCATATTTAGCATGTCAGGAACAGGTGGCTTAACTTCTCGCACATTTTTTGCAGAAGAAATTACCGTAGACGGAACAACAGCACCTACAGTTTGTGTTATCCACGACAGCCACTTGGTTGTTGCAGGAGCGCCAAGCGCAAAAAACACAATCTTTTATAGTTCAACGCTCGACCCAACTAGTTTTTCTGGTAACGGTGGTGGAGCCGCATTACTTCCAGATCAAGTAGTAGGTATTAAAAGTTTCCGTGACGATCTAATGATCTTCTGTAGAAACAGTATACATAAGCTTGTAAACATTAATGATTCAGGATCTATTGCAATTATTCCTGTTACACAGAACGTGGGCTGTCTTAGCTCTCACAGCATTCAAGAAATTGGCGGTGACTTAGTATTCCTTAGCCCAGACGGTATTCGTTCTGTAGCGGGTACAGCGCGTATTGGTGACGTTGAATTAGGATCAGTTAGCCGACAGATACAATCTGTAATATCTACACTTGCAAAGTCTGTAAATACTTTTACGCTTGCAAGTACAGTACTTCGCAGTAAGTCACAGTACAGATTGTTTTTTAGTCAGGTAGGCGGTAGTTCAACATCAGCACTTGGTATTATAGGAACCTTAACACCTAACGGCTTTGAATGGGCTGAAACAAAAGGAATACAAGCAACAGGCATTACAGCAGGTTTTGATAAGTCTGGTGTAGAAAAAACATATCACGGTGACAATAAAGGATACATATATAACCACGATACAGGCAACTCTTTTTCTGATGGCGGCGTAGCGTTTAATATCAGCGCAAAATATAGCACACCCAATTATGATTTTGGAGACATTGGAACTAGAAAGACTTTGTACTATGTAAAAATATCTGTTTCTCCTGAAGGAGAGATACTACCGTTTTTAAGACTTCGGTATGACTACGAATCTTTAGACATTCCGCAACCTGCTCCTTATCCAGTAGCGGGTATTCCAATTCCTTCGTCTTTCGGATCAGCAGTATTTGCGGCGGCCACATTCGGTGGAAGTAAAGATCCAATGTTTAGACAAGCAGTAGAAGGTAGTGGACACGTAGCAAACTTTAGAATTACCAGTGATGACCAAAACGCACCCTACGCAATTAACGGCTTATACGTTGATTACGTTCCATCAGGCAGGAGATAACCAGAATGGCAGGAACAAGTTATACACGACAAAGCACACTTACCGATGGCGATACAATTACCGCCGCACTCTTTAATGACGAATACAATAAACTTGTATCTGCGTTTGCGTATACTACTACTGGAACTACTGGACACCAACATGATGGTGGTTCGGCTGAAGGTGGTAACATACATACAATTGGTGATCAAGACTTTCTTAATAAGATTGTAGTTGATAGCACTAACAACCGTTGGGGTGTTTTTGTACAGGTTAGTGGTTCAGCAGTCGAACAGATTCGCATCCAAGACGGTGCAATTGTACCTGTTACTGATAGTGACATTGACTTGGGTACAAGTTCTTTAGAGTTTAAGGACGGCTACTTTGATGGAACAATCCACGTAGACACCTTAGACGTAGACGCTAACGCAACTGTTGCAGGAACACTGGCTGTAACAGGCAATACAACTGTAGGTGGAACGCTTGTAGTTACTGGTACTACAACACTTAATGGCGGTACACTGACTCTAGGTGACGCGGCAAGTGATAATGTTGTATTCGGTGCTGATGTAAACAGTAATATTATCCCTAACACTGACAGTGCATTTGACCTTGGAAGCTCTTCGCAGGAATGGAGAGATTTGTATCTTGATGGCACTGCACACATAGATACACTAGATGTAGATGTGAACGCAACCGTTGCAGGTACGCTTGGTGTTACAGGTGTTGCAACTGTTGGTGGTCTTACTATAGGCAGTGCAGTAATAACAGAAGCAGAACTAGAAACTATTGATACAATTACAGCAGGAACTGTAGTGGCTTCTAAAGCTGTTGTAGTAGATTCTAACAAAGACATTGCAAGCTTTAGAAACGTAACACTTACTGGTGAGCTTGATGCGGCTACAGGTGACTTCTCAGGCGCAGTAGATATTGATGGAGCTTTAGATGTAGCGGGAACTACGAACCTTGATGTTGTTGATATTGATGGCGCAGTAGATATGGCTACAACGCTTGCAGTAGCGGGTAACGTAGACTTTAACGGCGACTTAGATGTAGACGGAACTACTAACCTTGATGTTGTTGACATTGACGGCGCAGTAGACATGGCAAGTACATTAGCGGTTGCAGGTGTTTTGACTGCCGCCTCTTTAGACATCTCAGGCGATGTAGATGTTGACGGAACCTTAGAAACTGACGCGCTTACTATTGCAGGTGTTACTTTAGCAGAAACTATTGCTGATACTGTAGGAGCTATGGTTAGTTCTAATACTGAGTCAGGCATTACAGTAGCCTATCAGGACGCAGACAACACTTTAGACTTTACAGTCGGCACACTGAACCAAGATACAACAGGCACAGCGGCAATCGCTACAACAGTTACAATCACTGACAACGAAAGCACAAACGAAAACAACGCTATTGTCTTTACGGCGGGCGGTGATTTAGACGGCGGTAACTTAGGCTTAGAGTCTGACGGAGACTTAAAATACAACCCTAGCACAGGCACTCTTTCTGCAACTAACATTTCTGTTAGCGGTACACTTAGTACTGTAGACTCAGTTACTATGAGTGCTAACAATGCTGTTGTGTTTGAAGGCGCTACAGCCGATGCACACGAAACAACTCTAACCTCTGTAGACGCTACAGCGGATCGGACTATTACTTTGCCGAATGCTACTGGTACAGTTTCATTAGTAACTGGAACAGAAACATTAACAAATAAAACGCTAACTACTCCTACGCTTACAGGTACGGCTGTAGTAGCTTCTTTGGATATATCAGGCGATATAGACGTAGACGGCACAACCAACCTTGATGTTGTGGACATTGATGGCGCTGTTGATATGGCCTCTACGCTTACCGTTGCAGGAGTCCTAACAGGCGCTTCCTTGGATATATCAGGCGATA